TTATTCATTGTCCATTTCTCCTTTCCAAAAATTAAAATGAGGTTTTATTTTTTTTAAAACACTGTCAATGTTGTTCACTTGCATTTGTACTACTTCAAATGATAATTCAATTTCCCGGGAAGTTATACCCCATTCATCGGGAACAGCACAAATTTTTTTGCGAATTTCTTCTAAATCTAAATTGTGAATTTTATTTTGTATTGTGTGAAATGGGCTGTGTCCATCTACATAATGTGATAAGTACTTATAGATTTGGCCATTCATTTCGGGTACTATTTGAGGGCCTTCAGATAGTAAATTTTGTAAACAAGTTGCATCCCAAACTAATCCATTTATAAATATGTGAGAATGATCTATAGCTAGAACCCGTTTAGTTTTTTGATCATAGTACAAGTTCCCGGGATTGATACTTCTGTCATTATTAAGAATTATCTGATCGAATAAAATAATTCCTGGAATATCCTGATGGTTTTCAACTCTTTTTAATATAGATGGATTAATATTGCAATTCCCACGTCTATACTCACTTGCTATACATTGACAAGGCCTGGAGTTTTTAATTTTTATAGCTTCATTTCTATTAATAAAATCAGAATTAAAATCAAGCAATATTTGTTTAGGCATTGGAATATCTAACGCTTGACCAATTTGATAGGCTACGTATTCATTAAATAAACCCTTACCATTCATAGAATCATTCAGATACTTTATTACGTAATACTTACCGTCTTCAGCCTCAGCAATTGAGGGTCTTGTAACTCCGTTCTCTATTTCTCTGATATGGTTTACTAAATGCACCGACTCGCCTCCGCCCAAATGTCATTAACAAGTAATATACCAAATTAATTCACTTTTGTTAACATATTTTATTAATATTTCATTTGGTGGGTACTTTGAACAATACATAGTTCTATTGTGTAAGTCAAACGTTTAGCGCATTTATGAGATAAAAATATTTAAAATTACCCTTTAAAACACGATTTCACTTAGAATATGTTTTCTCAATAGAAGCACCCTTTGACTCATCATAACGTATCGCCACACGGCCAACGCTACCGTCTAGATCTACAACAATCAGCCCCTGCCCTTTATCTCCTAGAATCAAACAAGAACATGTCTCTTCAATCGCGATTACATTGCCGGCCTTGTATGGTCCATTTTCCGGATAAACAATCCAGGTCTCTCCTGCAGGCAAGTATAGCGTGGAGGATACGACAACAGGCTCTCTTTCGACAGCACGTTTATCAATCCACCCCAGGCTAGTGTTGATGTACTCTCCTGATGCGTCTTCTTCAACCGCCGGTATCGTTTTGCCAATAAACGCGTCCGTTGTGCCCCAATTTACGAAGCCTGGTTCGCCCCATGGTCGGGAGTCGATCGAATAGCCGCCGGCCTTCACGATGACATTATAGCTGACTGGCACGCGTGCAGGAACGTCAATCAAAGCCCTCTTGTCAATCCAACCTACTTTCACACCGTTGGCATATTCCCCGCTGCCGTTTTCCTCATAAATCGAAATCACGTTTCCAATGATATTATCTGTTTTGCCCCAATTAACCAGACCAGGCTCGCCCCAGGGCTTGCTGTCAATCGAGTAACCGGGATAGGCAATCATCTTGTTATAAGTCACCGGGACGCGCATAGGCGCAATTGGTTCTGATGCTGCGGCTGCAGATTTCCCCAACCTCGCGCGGAATGCATCCATTTGTTCTTTCGAGTAACCAGGACAAGCGGAGTTGTTATACACTTCCCAATGACCTTTGACCTTGCTTGCTGGGACGTTGAGATCAGCCATAATCTTACGTGTCAGCCATTCCCTGGCATCGATTTGAGCCTGAGAGTAGTCCGTACCGCTACCGGCCTCGACACTGATATGCACGCAGTAGCCGTTATTATTATATACGCCCCATGTGATGCGCTCATAATCGTAGTTTTGCCAGATATTCCCATCGGCATCGATATAGAAGTGATAACCGCCGCGGTCCCATCCGAGAGTGTTCTTCCAGTATTCTTCGTGACCAGTGATAAATTTGCGAACGGAGCGGGCGACTGCAGAATAGTGCCATACGATGGTTGTAATTGCTGACCGGTTGCGTTCTTTGCTCTGGCCGCCTAAAGCGGATGCGCGTCTGTCGTTGATTGTATAAGCCATTTTATTTACCCTCCTTCAGCGTCTTCGTAGCTGCATCCCACATGCCTGATGCAGATGCCCCATACAGCAATCCCTCGAATGCATTGACAAAGATATCACTCTTGTAGATAAAGCCGTACAATGCGCCGAATAGCGCCCCAAAAACTACAGCTACAAATGCCAAGTACTTGCTTTCCAAACCCGCTCGTTTTGCCATTTCCACGGCAATCATGGTAATCGGTGCGATAAAAATATTAAATTCCATTTTCTTTATCCCCTTTCAGGATGGCGTTCTCAATCTTCAACTCGTCATTTTCTTCCCGCAGCATTTCGACTTCATCCTCTAACTTCTCGACAATCACCTTGTACCCATTGATGTCCTTGACGTACTTGTTTTCAATGTCCTTGATCTGCGTTTTTAATTGCTTTACTTCATCACTTAGAGCGTCTACTTGTTCCTTATAAAAAGTAAAAAGCTTAGTGATATTCTCTGTATATTGTTGCTCTACTGATCCATTTGTCTGTTTATTCGCGACCGAATAAGTGACCATGCCGGTGACAACACTTGCGATTATTGCGGATATCCACTCCATTGCCCACGCTCCATCTTCAAATTTAAAGCAAAAGAAAAGGATTACCTTAAAAAGGTAATCCTAGCTTCTTCATCAGACGTCCAGCAGCACATCTTCTATAACTTCCATTCCGGTTTTCTCAATTGTCCTTGTTCGATTCGTCAGAAAACTTTTTTTCTTCCCATCTGAAGCAAGAAAAGTATCAATTGTCTTAACATCATAGTACTCAGGAAATTCTTCCATAATACCGTAATGTACATGGTTCAATAAAATTGCTCGCATTTAATCACCACCTTCACCCAATGATGAGCCAAATATAACCCTTAGAAGAAAAAATGCAAGCATTTCTTTATTTTTTGCAACTATCAGTGAAGGTAAAAATCATTACAATCCCTTTATCAGGGGTCAAAGGCTCATTTAATTACAAGATTCAAACTATAAAAAGGCTGCCCCGAGGGACAACCTTTCAAAGCAATCTTCTTTACTACTATAAATTGTTGCTTTAAATATAAATTTTTAATCCTATTTTATAGTTGATTCTTTCTTATTTTTCATATAATCAAAAATTGATTGTTCGTTAATGAACCAGTGACCACTCGCCTTTATAGCTTTTATTTTATTTTTATTAATTAGATTTCTTACGGTTGAAACCCTGACACTTAATATTTCAGATGCTTTTCCAGTGGATATAGTGTAATATATTTTTTCAACGTCAAACGCTTGTACGGGTAGTTTCGCAGCTAAATCCAAAGTAGGTACTTTAGAATTATCTTCGTTATTTATGGATTCCTCATTTAATTTTTTTTTGCAATATAATTAGAATTATCCCTCGCATTTACAATCATTCTCTGCTTTTGGCTACTATTTTTCATGTCATATCTAAAACTCATAATGCTATAATCTCCTTTTTAGAAGATTATAGCATATGTCACTTGTACTTATTCAGGACATAAAAAGTAAAGCTCAATAAAATCACTGAAAATATTTTTGTAATAGCAATGGAAGAACAGATCATACATGCTGCAAATATTAAAAATGCAACTGGAAGTATGATCCATTCTTCTAGTCCTTTGTAATATTCAATTAGCTTTTTCACAATAAATAGCCTCCATTCTTTATACTTGAGACGTAGCCAAAATCATTGCCTTTTCTTCATCGGTGATTCGTCTTTTTGTGACTTGCACTGTAAGATACGCCTCATCAATTTTCCCCATAATCCACATATTTAATAAAAATCCATACATATTACTGATCTCCATTTCTTTTCTCCTATTCCATCATTAAATCTAAAATTGCCATTTCCGCCATTGCTAATCTGTCTTCTACTGTTGGTTGAGATGTAATTGGCTCCGGAGCAACGCCGCCTTCGACCCATTCCGTTCCTGCCCACCTTGGCAAATAAAAACCTTGTGGCACTTCGACATCGATGTATTGCGGATCAAGTTGCGTGTTTCCTTCTTCATCAAGCAGCGGTTTTTCAGCCACTCGAATCTCGGTTGCGCCGTCTTCCAACGTGATTTCTTTCTGAATTGTTTTCATCAAAAAAGGATGGCTTTCAAAAAGCACATCCTCCAAAAAGTTGCCTGTTGTGGTGTCTATTTTCCTGAATAGTTTCATTGTGAACCTCCTTTATACTGTCGGGATACGTATAGGTTCGATATTTACTTTAATTAATGATCCAGCCGAATAATAGACTGACCCCGAAGTGTCGACAAACATATATCCTGCAGCACCGTTAGCGCTAACCGGGAATGACATAGTTTGTGCGGGCCTATATCCGGTTGGTAACGTAAACATCGATGTGCCTAAGGTTGTACCGTTAAGTCTACCTCGAAATTCGATTACACCGAATTCGTTCTTTCGGTACCCTACCGCAAATCCAGGCTCGACAGTCCACCCATTAACCAAAGTAGGAGTAATCCAAGCTTCCTGAGTCTTGTTAGCTTTCTCCTGATACAAAGTCTCGATAGTCTGGACAGGTTTCACACCGTCGAACCAAGAGTTAGGGAAACGAGCCATCAGTCTGTCCATCTCAGCCAAAGTAGGTTCTTTTCCTGCGCCGAATGCTGCGGTTAGGTCTATAACTAGTGCGTATTTAATTTGGAATTGTGTCCAAGCGGATGTTCTTAAGTCTACAGTCTTAAGTTCGACACCTCCTGTACCGGTGGCTGTTGAGATTACAGATAGTTCCTCGAAATTATTTCCTCCAGAATGGAACTTGTCGGCAGCAGTGATCGCGGTACCAGCCATTCGCAACTTAACCAATGCTGAGTCGGATTTGACACCCATCCTACCGTAGTATTTTCGACCAGAAATGACGTTAAAAACCTGAGTAAATGCTCCGGTGGCAGAAGCTGTAGCGAGTACCGTTTGAATATTACCCGCTACACTTACTGGTATTGCCCCATAAATAGCCCATGCATCCGCAAGATTAGGAGTAGTGGTACTCAATGCCATGTCACCGTTCGCCAACATATTCCTCGCTTCAAACTCAGTACGAGCATCCAACGCCATAAGTTTGCTCAAGGACGCCTTAGCTTGGAATAAGTTCTTCGTCCCGTCAAACCATGAGTTCTCAAACTTAGCCATGATAGCGTCCATTTGCTCGACAGTTGGTTCGTTGCCGGCTCCGAAGGTGGCGGTTAGGTCTATTGTCAGCAGATTCTGTAGTTCCATTACCTTCCCAGTAGCCGTCGCAAGATCTACATAAGAATGCATTGGACTGACAAACGGAGACCCTACATCTACAGAAGAAAATGTGACAATTCCAGCTATGTTATACCACTGATTGAGTACCGGATTCGGTGTAGAAGGCATACCTAGGGCACTTGCAAACCCGCCTCCAGATACAGACATGTCTATAAAGCAGTTTAGAGCGGTACAAAGACTATTTGTGACTCGCGCCTTATACCTTATGTACATTTTCCTACCGGGTGACGCAACAATGTTTAATAGCTGAACTGGCTTAACTCTTGGATTAATAGAACTTCCACTACCGACTACGGATAGGATATTTGAAGCAGCGGATATTGTTGCATTGGATCCAACCCAACCATTAGTTCCATTACTAAACTCTCCATTAGTAATTTCATTCTTACCATCCATAACCGCCCCAGCATCAATCGCAATTTGCTTCTCGATCGCGGTTCTTGCGGCGAATAAATTCTTCGTACCGTCGAACCATGAGTTGGTGAATCTAGCAAGTAGTCTATCCATCTCTGCTGCGGTCGGCTCTTTACCTGCTCCGAAAGTGGCTGTTAGATCAATTAGGACCACATTATCTAAATAACTTATAGCATTTAGAGCAGTTGCGGAATCTACATAGAATGTCCTGAATATAAACAAACCTACTCCGGTAACCTCAGACTTGAATGTGGCAGATACGACATTACTCGTTGATACTTTAGTGATCGAGGTAACCAGACGTTCTCCACCACTGGCATATGAAACATTTGCACTTACCGGAACAGTTCCAGAATATGATAAATCATACTTTAAATAATATTTGTTATTATTTACTAAGGTAAGGCTCCGTCTAGCGTCTGGATTTACCCCTGCACCATCCCCCACAATTTTCAACTTACCGTTTTCAGCCGAGATGGTAGATCGAAAGCTACTCCAACTTGAAATACCTTCGGTAAAGCCCCCATTGGGTACTATATTAGTTGCATCGAGGCTAGTATCGGTCTCAACATCTACAACACGAGCATTAAACCCAGCTACGGTAGCACTATCAATATCCGCCCTAGCGTGGTCAGTATCTGCACGAGTATGGTCGGTTCCTGCCAACGTGTGGTCAGATGCTGCGGTCGTATGATCCGTTCCCGCTAACGTATGATCATTGACAGCCGTCGTATGGTCAGTTCCAGCACGAGAATGATCTGCTGTATAGCCTGTCGCTCTTGCTTCTTCTGCGTCATTGAAGATTGTGGTTCTGCCTGCTTCTGAAGCGTTGAAAGTTGTAGTTCTTCCAGCCTCCGAAATTCCAAACGCTTCGGAGCGGCTTGTCTGTGCTGCGTTAAAATCTGTTGTTCTTTGAGCCTGAGACGCATCAAATGCACCATGGTCCGCTACTGATATGCTATGATCGCTGATTGCGGTAGTATGATCCGTGCCAGCACGATTATGATCATTAGCGTAGCCCTCTGACCTCGCTTCTTCTGCTAGATTAAAAGCAATCGTTCTGCCAGCCTCGGATCCGTTGAATGTTATTACTCGGCCCGCTTCGGACTCCCCGAAGGTTGTAGTTCTTTCGTATTCGCTTAATTCAAAGCTTTCGCCTCGCGCAGCTTCTCCGCTCTCTGCAGCCGCTTCGCGGGCGTTTTCATTCACGGTGAAGGTATTGCTTCTTCCGGTTTCGGATGCGTTGAAGCCCGTTGTTCTGGCCGCCTCACTAGCATCGAATGCATTTGTTCGGTCAGTCTGAGATTCCGCAAATTCATCGGCGCGCGCATCGTTATCCGCAACCCATTCCTCCGCTCTCTGAGATTGAGCTGTTCCAAAATCAATTTGAGCCTGCAGCAACCATTCCTCAGCACCATCCACAAGCGTATCCAGGGTATCTACTGCGTACTCAACGAGCGGTACACTTGCATCCAAACTGGTGTCAATTTTAAATTTATGCCCGGCGCGCGTAAATTTAGCGCCACCTTTAGTGATGATGATGTCCGCCCGAACTACACCTGCATGCTTGTTTTCCGTTCCTTTTAAGGTATAGCTAAAAACAGACTCTGTTAATTCTAAACTTCGCTCAATATGGCTGCTATCCGCAAATTTGAGATGCACGATGGCCGTTGCGCCTTCCAACTCAGGTTCGTCTGTTACTGCAAATCTGAGGTTAATGCTGGATTCGTCACCTGTGTACGCCACATCGTAATTCGATTGGATTATTGGAGTGGTGCCATACATTGCTACGCTAAAGTCAATGTCTTTTAATGTCATTTTATCACCTACCTATTTCCATTTTCCGTGGGCTTCATAGTGCACACCAATGTAATTTTGCGAACTCGACGCGAACTCGACAAACGCATGGCCAAAAAAGTTATTCGTGTTTGTTCCGTTTAGATGAGCGCTTGCTCGATAATCCTGGAAACCTCCGGAACCGTCGTACATGGAAGCTGTCAATACGACTCCCTTCAGGGGATATAAGCAAGAAACTGGCAAGCCCTTTGTAAAAGGCGCTGTGCTACCAGTTCCGAAAGTTCCGGACAATGGAATCAATCCCCAGAACTCAACATCTCCATTGCCGTATTTGGTATAATATCCATCTATTTCGTTTCCGCCACTTTCTACAATTGTTCTGTTTTCAATAGCAGCAGCAAGCGAAGCGGCGTTTCCGATCAGACTAGCAACTGCTTCTATTGTCGTGATCGTGACACCGTCTAGCTTCACCCTGAATAAAGCTTCCTGGCACGTTACGCCGGCCGCGTTGACATCCTGCTGCACGAGTGTCGGATCAACGGGAATTCCGCTTGTTGACGTCCCTTTGATAATTTTAAACTGCAATGTATCAATTCCAACGCCACCGCCACTCTTTACCAACTCAGCGACTACGAGATCATTTCTTTTTTGGCCGGCCGTACCACTGTCAATTGTCAAGTTGGCAGTGGTTCCTGGTTCAACCGCCAGTAGGAAGCCGCGAAGCGAGTAGATCCCGCTATTCAACTGTACGCTGTTATCGCTGATTTTGGTGCAAGCCAGGTTATTAAACCGGTCCAGTATGCCAGAAGATCCGATCATCGCATGAAAGGCTGCAGCCATATTTTCAGCTGATACGTCAGCAGTATCCGAGTTTTTGATTAATCCCTTTTGAGCCATTTACTCACCCGCCTTGTAGTTTATTTTTCTGCCGTTTTTATCAATTTTTAATATCTTTTGGGTTATTGGCTTGCTAATCGTTAGGCCGGTAACTTTATCACGGCCACCAACGACGTCGCCCAATTTGAAATCTATTTCGATTTCATCCAGATTAATTCCAATAGATTCTACAGGAGAACTTTCAATCAATTTATCCGTTGCGCTGCTAGTTAGTTCTTCTAATGATTCGGCATTAGGGTAATCAAGCACAAACTGTTTATCATTCGAACCTGCAGGTTGTATCGTTGTAGTGATCGTCCCATCATCCAAGCGCCAAAGCTCTACCACTTCCCTTTCAGCCAACTCGCCTCTACCTAATGCAATCACATGGTTATAAGCCTCTCCGTAAGCGACAGACGATTCAAGTGGCGCTTCGTACTCCTGCGATAGTTCCGTGTCTGTGTAATCGACGGAAGATACAGCCGACAGCACAACCTGCGTTCCGTCAAAAATAATTTCCAGGCGGGCCCCATACTGCTGCAGCATCGAATGGATCGCCGCCAAAAGATTAGTGTATCTGAAGGAACCACTAACGGTCATGCCGGAATCAGCTGTACTGATGGCGAATAAAGGTCCAAGAGACGATCCGACAAGTGCAGCTATAGCTTGATTGGCCTCCATCGCCGTGATCGCTTTATATGCTTGTCCAGCAGGAGGAGAAATTATTTTTCTGGCCAACATACCACGCCAGGTAGGCCCTCCTACTTTCACAGTCGTCCCAACGTGATTGACATCTTCCACCATGCCGCCCCACTCCGTGCCAATTTCATATAGATAATGCCCTTTTATCATCGGGTACTTTTCCCACACGGCCTCTTCCACTTGCAACTCAAAATCATTGTCAGCATATTTAAATCCCAAACCACTGACCGCCTCATACTGGTCAAACTCAGTTAGTGACTGGATTTCCTCTATATTCGCTTTCGCATGAATCAACTCCACAGCGGTTCGCTCCTTTCGTAAAAAATGGTTATCTCAATCGCGAAATCTCCGTTATAGGACAGGATATTTTCACCCGGCTTAATCGGTTCGAATACGGATTCTGTTTTATTACGCAAATTAAACGCATTCACGATTTCCCCACTATTCGTCACCTTTATGACAGTTTTGGTCCTCTGATCAATTTCATATCTTTCGCCAGACAATAAAGTACCGTTCACGCGATAAGTATTTTCTCCGATGATAAATTCAGGATTTGAACACGGTCCAAAAACGGATATCTTCATCGGGCACGAAACGTAGTGATCAACAAGCAATTGGCGGCTTCCGTTACCGGCCGTGAACCCTAATGGGAATGCGGTCGGAAACTTAAACCCTATTTCGCTGCCGTCTGTAAAAGTGAGAAAATCGTGCCTCTCTTCCGAAATCCAGATGGGTTGCTCAGCGAGGATGTCCAACGTAACCAAAAACATAGTCCCTGCATGCAGCCTATCGACCGATTTGCTGGAGACTATATAGCAATTGATATACTGTTCATTCACAAATAACTTACCTGGCAATGCGGAAAAAACATCCCGCTCAAACAAACGGTTCATTTCGTTCAGCAGTTCGTGGGCCTGTTCCTCTGTATTTCCGACAACATTAACCGTTAGTTGATACTTTGTGGCATCACGATAAAAACGTCCCAACTTAGACCCTTTTCCGCTAGACAAAGCCGTCAACGAGTAATTATGCTGACGGCTGAAAAAGTCCGTCTCATCATAAAAAATTGGAGATTCCGACATATTCAGTTCTCCACCTGATCCAATATATTTAATTTCTAATTTCAAATGAGCTCACTCACCAATCTGCCGAATGACCGTTTATCAATTTCGACTTTAATATCAGCGACCAACAAAGCGTTGATGACCGCGCCCGCTACAGCGTTCCCAAGTTCGTTATAATCGATCGTATCGCCACCGCCGCTAAAGCCACCACCATCAGAAACATTGCCATTTTTTTCAATGGCCTTCGCTTGAGTCGTTTTGCCGAAACTGGCAATCAGCCGTTGCGCTTCCGTACTACCTTTTGCCCCTGTCGCAAAATGGGGGATATCCATTTTAAACCGCTGAATACTCGGCCATACTTTCGTCCCTTGCGGCAAGTTTGGATAAAGAGTATCAGTAGAAGGAGATACTCCGAAAAGGCCGCTAGGGGTCAGGAATGGTTCTGCTCGTCCACCATCACCAAGTACAGCCGGTCCGCCGCTATGCGAGTCAGTTCCCGTAGCGTATCCGACGCCCTGTGCGCCTGTAGGACTCGTTGCGGTGTATACTCGATTCTCAGCAACGTTTATATAGACCTGTTCGTCAGGGATGTTATATAGTCGTTGTTGCAGATCAGCAATAGCTTGCAAAGCAGGGGATACATCAATGTTTATTGTTTTTGCGGGAATGCCTGTGCGATTGTAATAATCCAAAGCCCATTGTAAAGCGCCGACTTTAGCCTCTACACTACCTAAGGAGTTAATCTGGGAGGAGGCACTTTCTGACAAAGCACCAGATTGTTCGAGTGACGCAATGGCAACTTCAGATACCATGTTTCGCATGTTCTGACCTAGTGCGTCTTGACCTTCAGCAATTTCTGTCATGCTCTTACCGCTATTTGTGGCTAGGGTTGTGTAACTGGTAATCATACTACCAACTTCTTCAGCAGTCAGTTCACGGCTTTCTCTGGAAGCAGTAGCTATAATATCGTTGATTTCAGCGTTTGCATTCTGCGTTGTCTGGATAAGTATTGCGTAGTGAATGCCGTTCTCTTCCGTTCTGCGTTGATACTCGGCCGTTGTAATCATCCCACCAGCGAGCATGCCCTCAATGCTAGCTTGCTCTGCGTCACGTTGAGCAGTAAGACTGGTTACGATTTCTTCTGTTACTGCGTTGTTGGCATTGATTGTTGCGTTCGCTAGTTCTGCTGTCATTAGCTTGCCCTCTGTGAATGTGTGCAAGACTTCAGCCATAGCGTTACCGATTGTCAAAGAGTGATTGTTGTAACTAGCTTCCACTTCAGCGATTTGATCGTCTGACATTTTGAGTTCTTTTAACTTGTCCTTTATGCCGTCAACGTTACGTGCAAGTGGTTCGTTGAACGACTTGAAGAACTCGTCATTGAACTCGTATCCACCATTCCACAAATCATCTATTGCACTTGTGACAAGAGTGTTCTGTTCTTTCAGCCGTGCCGTTTCTTCAGCAAGCGTTAAACCAGTTCCTTTAATTGCGCCTTGAATCTGTTCTTGGGAACTGACCATGTCGTTTGTCCCTTTGGAAACAGCGTCAAACCACTCTTGGTATTTACCTTTCGTATCTTCTACAGATTGCTCATGGTTCTTTTGATCTTTTGTCATTTCATTGTAAATCAGCGTACCGACACCTGTGGCAGCTAAGACTACAGCACCTATTCCAAGTACCCACGGATTTGTAAACAAAGCTGCAGCCCCGCCTGTTGTAGCGGCTGTTCCAGATATCGTTTCTAAAGCACCCGTAACCCCTTGCTTTCCAAGACCACTCGTAACCTTAGGTATCCAACTGACCATACTGCCTAGGCCACCAACCACTCCCGCCAAGATTTTAACAAGTGGGCCTGCGACAGCCGATGTCATTGTCCACTTGACAATATTTTCTTGCATAAGAGGGTCCAATTCGTTCCAGGAATCTGTTAGGGTGGTAACGGCTTCTTCTATGAGAGGTAAAGCTTTCTCACCTACCTCGAGCAAAATGTCACCAAGAGGAACAAGCGTATCGGCCATATCGCGAAACATGGACTGAAACTTTTGTGATTGAGTTTGTTCTAGTGTATCGACTACTGTCTGAGCGGCGCCGTTTACTTCTCCGTATTGCTCGGTCACGGTGCCAAGGGCCTCCACTACCTTTACCCCGGCATCTTCACCGATTGAGCCCCAAAGCATTGACAAGGCATTCGCTTTCTCTTGAGGGTCCTGAATACTGGCTAAATTCTGGGACATTCTCCGGAACAAATCATCGTTCGACTCTCCCGAAGCCTCCCAGGTGTCATAGATTTCTTTCCAGCTTCCGCCCATATCTTCGATAGCGGTCTTCACCGTTCCATCACTAACACGGATCCCGAACTCTTTCACTAGGTCATTCACTTTGTCCAGGTTGTAAGCTCCGGCATCAAGGCCCGCTTGAAGTGTATTAAACATTTCTTGCGCGGAATAGCCGTTTTGCTCCCATAGTGGCGCGTATTCCGCTAGATTATCGCCGAGTTCGTCTGTCTTGTTCAGGCCCTTCTGCGCGCCTGTTACCATGTAATCAAAAGCTTCGTATGCGGTCATTCCGTAGGTTTCCATTAACGCATTGATACCGCGAAGACTTTCGACCTGGTCCATACCAAGTGATTCTTCTAAAGCGATGGCCATCTTAGTGACGTTCCCCAAATCTTCATCTGCAATACCCGTCAACTGACCTTTTACATTTAGCAGTGCGGTAGATACACCGTCTAGTGACTCTCCCCAACCATCTTTAAATACATCATTCGCAATACCAGCGACCTTTGCCGCTTCTTCTGCAGTACCGCCCATATTGACCTGTATTTTAGCCTGGGCATCATCAAAAAGTTTTGCGCTTGCGACAGCCGCTGCACCTAAAGCGATCACCGCAGGAGTGACGGTCCTTGTTAATCCATCACCTAACTGGTTCGCTTTTTCGGATATTCCCGTAAGTCCATTCCCGAACTTAGTAAAAATCGAATGCGAAACTTTCATTTCTCGGTTTACGCTGTCGGTATATTTAGCCAAGTTCATAAGGCTCGCGGATTCTTTATTAAAAGCGGTTGCCGCAGCATCGGCTTCTTTTGAGCCTTCACCGTGAACCTTGACCATCTTTTCATAAGACTGTCTCGCGCCTTCGACCTTTGCCTTTTGGATTTCGAGTTTTTTATTCAGCCCATCCAACTGTGTTTGATACTTCTTCATTGAGGTGTCGCCCTTGTCAAAAGCGGAGAGGTTCGCTTTCATCTCACTATTCACAAGGGCTAGTTTTTTATTCAGATCTTTGAGTCCACTCTCGACTTTAACGCTGTCGAGGTCAAGCCCAATGGAAAGACCTTCTATTCTTTCAGGCATCTCTATCCTCCTTCCTACTCACTACCCGCCAAATGCAGCGATGAGCGATCGTTTGCGTTCAGGCTTGCAATCTTCACGAAGCACATCAATCAGGAAGCTATACGGCATAGCCAGAACCGTATTAATGCCTTTCCCCTGTTTGATCAGTTCCAAAATCATTTTGTCCAGGCTTTCCTTTTGTCTTTCCGGAGTAAAGTCTTCGTCTTCTAAAGACTGTCCAGGTACTTTTTTGCCTCTTCGGTCTGTTCCCCTCTTGCAACAAAAAGGACTTGCATAAACAGTTCGTTGATCGCTCCCGGACCATGCAAACCATTGAACAGATCGTCACGAGTGAATTGATTTTTATAAACCTTTTCGGAAACGAAAGTCAGCACATTATCAATCATGTCTTTTTCAGCGTCGCCAGTCTTACGAGAACTCAAATCAGCCATCACGTCGATTGCTTCGTACACAACACTCAGTGGAATAAAAACCGGTGTTACATATTTCTTCGTTACGATTTCGCCCTCTTTTACCTCTAAAATAAGCTCAATCATGTTTCGTTTTAAATTAGCCATTTTTTTCCTCCTGTACAGAAAAAAAGGCGAGTATAAATTACTCGCCTTCTTCGCTTACCTTTTCGATAAAAGGCCTTCCTGCTTTATTTTTATTTGTGCTCAGCTCTTCGATACGTTTTTCGGAAATCTTTTTATTGGCTGGTCTCGGATAACCGTCACCAGCTATGTACGGCTTGCTTTTATCCTGCAAATCAGCGAACGATTCGATTACTATGTATTTTGCCACTTGACTCACCTCTTTGTTTGTCTCCTCAATAGCTTTCACATATTCATAGGAGGCTTTATCTTTATCGACGAAACTAAAATCATCTTTCAATGGACTGCGCTTGACGTACTGGCCCTTAAAAAATAAACCTTTCTTGTCATCCGTGACGCCGGCATTGTGCAGCATCTTCGTCTCTTGGTATCTCCGGATCGGATCGTTTGGCCAACAGAAATCCAGTTCGCTATCTACGTTCACGGTTTTTTCAAAGTGATAGACATTCCAAAGTTGAGCCCACATCTCTGCGGTCCATTTTTGGATTGGGACATAACCAGGATCATTTTTACTGATGTACTCAGCTTCTACATCTGACAAAAATTTGCACAATTTTACGGAGTCCTCATAAACCTTTTCCCAATATTCGTAGGTCGGATTCTTGATGATCCATTGCGCCCCGCCGTGCGGCTTATTTGCTCTAATTAGCGCGGGGTCTACCTTGATTGTTTCGCACATGCGGTCAAACAAATCTGCGCCCTTGCTGTCGATATATTCCAATCCGATATACCCTTTGCAGTCGGATGTATACCAGGCATTTTCAGTCGGATTCAGTTCAGGCATTTGCCTGAATAGTACGTCGCTGTCAAAATAAAAATAAACGTCATTCTCGCGCGCTCTATCCTCTTCCAGATACTTCATCCAAAGAAAAGGTTTAACGCTAGGAATGTACGTTTTTTCGCGTTCTGCATCGTTGTAAACGTGTACTTCTACATCATATGTCTCTTCAAAATATTTAGGCATGCCACTATCCCACTGCGCGAACAGCAGGACAATGTCATTGATGCCTAGTTTTTTTAGACGGGTAATACAAACTTCCAATTCCCACTCAAATCTCTTGATCGCTGGTTGGCATAGGATGTACTTCATATCCTTATCCTACTAGACGCCAGTAGTCGTTGTTGTGGTCTCTTCTTCGGTGGTCGTCGTGGTAGTCACTGGATATGGAACGCCGAAGATAGCCAAGAAGATGGCGTCACGTTTAGTGGTTGCCGCAGCATCATCAGCGCCAACGACAACAGATTTTTGTTTATCAAACCCTGTAACAGCACGATCCATAAACTCAGCACTGATTGCGTCTTGGCTAAATGTAGTATTTCCTTGTTTACTTGTTCCCTTGATGCTTGTTTTTAGGAACTTTCCTTTAGGCAATCCAACGTATTCTGTAGACCCATCTTCATATGTTTTAGCAAAAATAACCGCAACATACGGAGGGTTATCTGCTGATCCGTGCGCTGATAATCCGCCAGAACTCGTTTCCAATCCAAGCAAGGCGTTTTTGTCTGTTTCCGGGATTTTGTGGAAATTCCCACTTACGCCTACAGCTCCATGCGATACACCTAATTCAGCGACTTTATTATCCCCGTATGCTCTTGTAATTTCGGAAGACATCGCAACTTCGATATCCTGTAGAAACTCAACCCGTTCAGGTGCTGCCGCTACAATGCCGGTTCCGCCTGCAGTCAAAATACCGTAGTGAAATTCATCCACACCGGTAGCTGATAAATATTTCTTTTCTGTCATTTAAGTATCTCTCCTTTTTATAAATCGTCTCTGTAAAACTTGCCCAAATATCTGCGGCCGTCTCGATAAATCTGAACATCTTTGTCGTATTCATCCACGCCGGAGCCGCTTTGATAAAAGCCAGCCATCTTCATGACAAGCTGAATGCGATTACCAAGCAGATCTTTGTCAGCTCTTGTCTTCGCCCACACATCAATCTGGATTAAATGTGTTTCCGTCATCCAATCGTTATCGGCGTAGTCATCAGGGACCGGAGGCCTCAATGGATCGATGACGACATAAGGCTTCGTCACATCAGCGGTATCGGGATAAACATAATACTTAATCCTTGTCTCAACCTTAGCAGCAATCAACGGATCGGAACTGAGTGCTTCAGATATTCTTTTCAGTGCATCCATCACAACTCACTCTCCATCACTTTCTTGATAACTCTTTTATAAGCTTTCTTTCCACCTTCAAGCGATGCCGCAACCTTCCCTTTTCCTGCCGGGTTCGGATTTTTGATTGTTCCCCACTCATTGATGTGGATAAGGCGGTACCGGTCATCCGGACCAACCCAATGGATTTCCCTTCTTCTGCCAGCTGCGCTCACCATCGGCTCGGATATCGTTATTTCTTTGATAGACGCCCCTGTGTCTTTAAAAGATTGGAAATTTTGTGCCAACTCTTTTTTGATGACTTCGCCACCTTCCAACAAAGCGTGGTCCGTAATCTCCTGCATTCTCGCTTGTCCGTAACGAGACTGAAGCGCTTCTTGAAGTGCTGGTAATCCAGTAATTTTAACAGCCATTAGACGTTCACCTCCGCTATAATTTTTACAAAATCACGCGATTGCAAAGCCGGCTGAACCTGTTTTATTCTGTACGCAACACTTTCGTACTCTGCTGCATAAATTTTCAGGAGGTGTTTGTTGGTTGGAACATAGACTTTATATGGATCCCTAATACTGATTGTAAGATCCGATAGTGTACCGTTGTACTTGGCCAACTCCAAATCCCGCATCCAAACTTCATCGATTTTAGCAAATGAGACGAAGAGCGTTTTTTTCACCTCTTCGCCAGCTTCCGGCCCTTCGACTGGTTCATATTCATAGAATTCTACCTTTGTCCTAAAATCCCCACTGGTTATGCGTGGAGGAGTGTATGTCTTGGAAATCACTCTGCAACCACCTCGTCACCGTTCTCATCTACTTGGATGGCAGATAACGCCTTTTCCATCCCAAGAGCATTGATTTGACTTTGAAAATTCGTGTTAAAAAATTCGAGAGCGTCATTATAGACATAACGCGCTCTCTCGAAAACCAATTCCCGAAACACGAGGTGCGAAGAAATGTTGAACTCTCCGCACTTTATAATCAGATCTTGTTCTGACGCCTCTAAAATGCACTGCAGGTTATCATCTTCATAATTCCCAATGCGCATCCGATCCTTGAATTCCGTTATGATTTGATCTGTAATAGCCAATTAAATCAGCTCCTTATCAGACACCTGTTGTTGTCGTAGTTGTCGCCGGGGCTGTCGTTGTCGTAGTTGTCAGCGGAGCAAATTGGATATCCAAGTCATACAGCAATGCGGCCTTGTTATCTTTCGGTTCTCCGTTAGCAAACTGTTTCAGTGTGTACAATGTAGCGTCTTCAATCGCCAAAGTTTGGTCGAATTTTTTAACTTTAATACCGCCGGCCAAACGCGCTTTGTAGCGTCCTTTTACAAAGAATAATGCTTTTCCTACAGCGATTTCTTCAGATGGTACAGCCTTGATGTTGTATGGAAGAGCCGTCACCCATTGTCCATTAGCGGTTTGGATCGTGTTACGCATCTGCACTGCGATTTCGTCAACCGGATTTACTACCATGACGATTTTGTTGTTTACTTTTAGCGATTTACCTTTTGCATCGACAGACAATGCTTTGACGACGTTGTACAATTCGCCTGCTACTACTTCACCATATTGCGAAGGCGCAAATGTCAATGTACCGCTTGATGTTTTGGCAGTCACCGCCCCTGTTTCGGGATCCACGTTCTTCGTCAAACCGACTGGTTGTTTAGCGACTGTACCGCCACCGTTAACAAATCCAAATTCCAAGCCGAAAGAATACGATTCAGAAAGCAAAGTACGAACATAGCGTTCAATCCAAATTGGGCCAAGCTCTTCGATATCGGTAGGGATTGCAGCGAATGCGGTCAGTTTCAATTGGCCCACTGTGGATTCGGAGAATGCAGATGATACTTGCCCGGCGATACCGCCAAACAAATCTCCCCATGCGTATGCCTTAGTAGGATCTGCATCAATATAGCGCGTCACTGCTCCAAGATTTTCCAGTCCGATTTCAGCCAACAAAGGATGCTCTTGCACAAGGTCTTCAAACACGCGTTCTTGTGTTGTGACAGGCAGAATGGAATCATCAGAGAACCCACCGCTATTCGCTACTGTGGCAAAGAATTTAGTTTCTTCCGACGTCAAAACGTTTTGTCCGCGTTGTTGCAAAATGCTACGATCCAACATTTCGTTATTCACTTGGCTGGATACAGCTTTCACGATTTCATTTTGCATTACTTCCAGGTAATTTTGATAAGCGGATGTCTGCTCCGCCTCAGTGCTTTCAGGGTTGGATAATACTGCGGATAATTTCGCTTTTGCTTCCGCGAATAATTCTGTTTTGTTAAATTTAATAGTCATTTAAATTTTCCTCCGTTTTTATAAGTTTAGTAATGCAGCGATACGGTTTACTTTATTCTCTTTCGGTTCTGCAGGTGGTTCCGCTGGATCTGGTGGCGGTGGTGCATGTTCTGCTGCGTCTGTAATGCTGGTTGCTAAGCCATAAGCTAAAGCCTCTTCTGCAGTCAACCAAGATTCGTCTGCCAGCAATTCACCAAGTTTTTCGCGAGTGTCGGTAAAGTGAGTGAGATATGTTTCTTGGATAGACGTATTCGCCTTGTCCATTTCATCCGCCAGTTTTCGAAAGTCTTCTGCATTTCCTGCAGCAATGGTCCAGGGGTTGTGGATCATTAGTTGCGCATCTTTTGGCATGATGATTTCATCACCTGCCATAGCGATCAACGATCCGCCGCTTGCGGCAATGCCATCGACATACGTGATGACTTTCTCAGGCCGGCGCATTAAATAGTTTTTGATTGCTATTGACTCAAACATGTCTCCGCCGTATGAATTGATGAAAACTTCAATCGTGTCTGCAGACTTTCCGGCTAAAGCAGAAACGACACCGTCTAAACTAATCCCAGACCAGGAGTAGTATTGACCGATGTCGCCATATAGCAGCAATTGAATTTTTTCTTCTGATTCAGCTTCGATGGAAATCCTTGTCTGAATCGGGTTTTTCTTTTTTAAGGAATTAAGTTTTTTGCTCACTATCTTCTTTCCCCTCCTCCATATAATTTTTTGTGATGTAGAATTTATCGAACTCTTCTCCTTCTGGAGTGTCAAATCCTGCTTCTCCTCTGATTTCTCTTCGGTTGAAGGTTCCAGAAGAAACTAGTTTGTCGATAGCAACTGCCAAATCAAAAATACTCTCATACGAAGCAATTTTAACTTCAATTAAGCTTCCGGAAAGATATTCTTTCATCGTGAAGAATTTACTGTTGCATTCATCACGAATCTTCTTCAGCATCGGCTTCACCGTGAATACTGTATAGCTTTTCGTGATCTCCTTTACGCCTGCCAGGTCGCCGTGCAAAAGACCTGCTGGGATCCCGATAGCCATCGCAATCTGATTCAAAAATCCATTCGTCACTTTATTGATTTCATCCACACTTTGATTACCCGTGCCGCTGGCATGCTCCTTATAACCAAATCCAGGTTGCTCCGGAACAACGGCCACATCTGTGTTTTTTCTAATTGATTTATAAAGTTTGTCGATATAAGCCTGTAACTTCGCCATTTTCTCTGCATCTTTGGCAACAGAACTATCAATGCTAACAGTCGACCTGATTTGATTCTTTCGTTTTTGGGCACCCAGAACGCTTGAAAATAGATCTGCATAATCTTTATAAAGACCATCTATCAACGGTTGCAGGTTTTTATTTGCGTAGCGCATATGCAAGACTTCAGACTGCTTAAAGACGCGCTTGAACGTATAATCACCAATAGTGACATCCGTAAACGTATCTTCATATACCGCATATTCATTATGCGTAAAATCATCCGCAATCAATAGGTCTTCGTCGTCTGACTGAATGATCAGCACTTCGTTGTCGTAAATCATATTAATAATGACTTGCTCCCAAAATTCAGTAGCACTTTGATTTTTGTTTGGGCGGACATTCATTTTGTAATACAGCTCATCTTTAACATAGACACCGTCTGCTTTCACCCGGAACTCTGATTGACTTATCGTCCTGGCCAAAAAATTCGCACAGGTTTCAACTGCCAAATGTTTCATGTGAATGCGCGTTGATGCGGAAACGAAAAATTCGGTATCAAACATAAACGAAAGTTCTGAATTCCTTTTAAATATTGCATCCAAAAATCCCAAGTTATTTTCTCACCTCCTTTAAAATTTAAAAATCTATATCATCTAAAACGAATGCAGATTGCTCATCCAGTTCTGTCGCGCGATACATAGCATGAACAAGAGCTTGAAATCCATCTGTCTTTCGCTTCACCGCTTCTTTTTTCAGGAATATCTTCCCGACACTCGTTTCTTTTACAAAAACGTTATTCGTATACCAGCGCATCATGTCATCGTCCGCGAAAATTATTTTGTTATTCGCAAACGCGTCTTCGATTCTGGACGCTATCAAAGGATGTATAGCTTGCGGCCTCCGGATCGATTCGACTTCGAAACCTTCAGCTTCTAGTAAAGGTCTCAATATATCGAGTTTGTAGTTGTCGGCGATAATTTTGTTTCCACCGTACATCTCCCGGGCCATCACAAACCAATCCACAATGTGTTGCGGATTCAGTGAAGGTTCGTCAATGACCGTTAAAACGCCGTCCCCTTCCCATTTCTTGATAGGGGCTTTCTTTTCCCCGCCCGACTGATTTGCGCTATTGGAATAGCCATAATGCACATCGACGAAATTTTTGATAACAAAGCTATGTTGCAAGAATGCATAATCTAAATCTTGTTTAAATAAAGCGCCACAACTGGCAAAGTCACGCACACTCCCATAGTCAAGCGAATATAGGGGCGTCAATCCATCTAACTCAAAATACGGTCGACGTGTAGCATCCAGCTCCCCCTTCGAAGCAACGGAGTGTTCCGTGTCTCCCTCGATAACATTCATCCGCTTTGTAACAAATGCAGGGCGCTTAGAAGGGGAATAATTTAATTCGGTATACTCTTTTTTCATAGTCCGAATCAAACGCTTTGCACGTTTCGTCAAAGGTTCCTGCAGGGAAGGATTCGCCTTCGGCCACAATGTCGGATCATCCATCTCTTCAATATCATCAAGCTCGTTGATGAACGGGAAAATGCCATTGAAATCCTCTTCACCATTTAAAATAGCCTCGCACCTGGCGTACTTTTCATCAAAGTAACCGCCACGCACGAAACCTTTTGTCCCAATATAAAACTGTCTTCCCCATTGTGTCTTACCAATACCGCCTCCGAGAACGTCTGGGATGGAGCTGTCCTCCATTTCATGAAATTCATCGTAGATGATACAGCCCTCGCGTCCGCCATCAAGCGTTGAAGAGTTAGCTGCAACAAAGATAATTTCCGATTGTGTTTCCAGCGATGTGATCCGCGATTTGTAACCTTCGAACTCTCCATATTCCTCATTAGGATGGGCTTCTTTGTACTCTGTCGGCGGATTAGCATTCAAAGCTTCATTGCCGCGTTTTGTTATTATTAAGCGAACATCGCTAAAAGAACGCTTTGCCTGCTTTTCAGAGTTGGCCACAAGCGTTATGTCGTAATTATCAACACCATGCAAACTACTTATAAAGTAATGAGACAACGTCGAAACAAAACCATTCTTTCCGGCCCCTCGTCCAACAACGATAACGAACTCATCAAAAACAACCTCGTCATCTTCCACCCGAAACAGGAAAATAAAAGGAACAATAAACTTTTCCCAATCGTCCAGCTCGAAATACCAGGTCTCTGAAAAATCGATATAGTCCTCTATCTTCTGATCATCGAAATAATAAATATCATCATATGGCAGAATATCTCTTTCAAGAAACTCTAAAAGCTGTAGGTTTTTGTTGCATAATACATATCTTCCCGATTTCCATTTTTCGTAATAGGCATCAACATACTTCGAGTACAACATATCATCGACCTAATAGTTTGCTGCGCTGATTTTTTTTAGGCGCGCCATCTTTTGGCAGCAGTTCTGTCAATTGCCGAATAACGTTCTGATAGGTCTTATCGCGATTGTCGTAGTTTTCAACTATCGGCCTTTTCCGGTCATACGGCGTTTGCGTTTCCGATTGGCTAAATTTTTCGTATTCGCCATTTTCCAAAATATCTTTCCAATTATCGTCGAGCAGGACACGTAGTCTGGCAGCCTGTTTGATCAAGCCTTCTACAAGTTGGAATTGATGGTCCGGAATACCCTTGAAAATATTGCAAAGACGGACTTCTTCGATTTCGACACGGTTTTCCATTTCTTCGATACGATCGTTCAGCAGATGGAATAGTGAGACGCCTAAGGTTTTCGCTATGGCTGTCAACTTTTCCAATGACGGAGAATTTTTTCCCGTCTCGATCCGCGAATAATAATTTTCTGAAATGCCAGACTTCTGTGCTGCTTCGCTCTGAGTCATTCCCTGGTTTAACCTCAGGGCGCGCATTCTATTTCCGATTGTATCCATCACATCAACTCCTTTCATTTTGTAGTTGAAGACGAGGGGGGGAGGGGGTCCCATAACGATGGCGCAGTCGCGAAGTTGACCCTATGCACCGTTTTTCCATATTTGCTAAAACCCTGATTTTTTCCGACCGGGGGGTGTTACTGATCAGAAATATTCCCGTGAATTTCACCAACATTCATCGTGAGCCCATTTATTTGGCTTTTTTTGGAAGAAACGCCCTTCCTTCTTGTTGTGGCACCTGATGCATAGTGTTTCCAGATTCGAATGGACCAACGCAAGCTCCGGATATTCTTCCAGACTTTTGATATGGTCAACGTCAAGCGTCTTCTGTTTGTCTGGCTTCATCTCCGAAACAAATACTCTGCCTTGTCTTTTACACTCTTGGCACTCATAGTTGTCACGCTTAAGAATGTAAGCCCTCGTCTCTCGCCAGGCTTTGGATGCATAGAATACTTTGCGCTTGGCTAAAGTCCTGTAGTCCATACGTGATTGCCATCAACTCCTTTGCTGTTACTATCTTTCCGATAGCTTGGAAGATGTTGGATCACCATTCCTTTCTTCTGCAAGCAGAGCTCTCATGATATCGCCCCTTGTCTATGACTATGTATTCATGCGATCGATACCAGCTGCATATCTCGCACGTTTCATCATCACAATTTGTTCCCGTGCGCGTGATCTAATACCCTGCGTTCGAGTAGTTATCAGCACACCTGTTACACAAATACCGGTTGTCATCCACTTTCACGCCAACACCAACCTTTCGACAATAGAAAAAGAGCATCCGCGTGCGGCTGCTCTTCAGTGATCTTCACAATATATAATAATATAACTTATTCAATATGCATAAACCTACATGATAAGTTATATCAGTTTATACTTTCTATCAATTTGATTGTGTTGACAACACTGGCATGCTTGTTGACGATATGTTGATAGCTGTACCCTAATTCGTTGGCAATTTCTTTTAATGTTTTACCATCAATGTACTTCATTTTCAGGATGATGTTATCCAATCCTCTGAAATGGCCAACCATTATAATTAGTGCTTCTTCTGCCAGTTCTTTTTCTCCAAGGAAGCACTTAAGTCTTTCGATTTCTGATTCAAGATGTGATGCCCTGGAATCTCTTGTGATTCTTACGTTTGACAGGTCCCCTCCGATTAGCCACCTGTCTAGCTCAGTCTCGGACTTTTCAATCTTCCACCTGAGCGTTTCCATCTCCTCTTTTAAATCCTGGTATTCTTTGAGCCACTGATATTTAATAGTGCATCGCCGCCCTTTCGCCTACATTTTGACCTGCTTCTCGAATTCCGCTCTAGACATTTGACCGATATAAACAAGGCTCATAGCGTCTATTTCCCACGGCTCTGCATCTCTATCCATCCCAAACCATCGGAAGTTGATGGAATAGATAGGTTTAGCCGGATGCTTCCCACTCAACGTTTCAAACCAGTACAGCACTTCATCCATACGCAGCACCATCTTTTCTTAGTTTATTAAGTCGGCTTCCTTAACGAAAATTCCATTGATCATTTCACCTTTGCGGTCTTTGATTTCTGCATAAGCTCCTGCTATGCACTCTCCAACGCTTAGCCCTAACTGTAGCGATAGGATCGTGAGGACAACATACATGTCCCCTATGGAGTCTTTTACTTGCTCTGGCTTGTCTTTTGCCAATCCCTGGCATAGTTCCCCGTACTCCTCACCTAGCTTAAGCATCTGCTTTGCTGGGTCAGCTGCATCCAACCCTCTTTCTCTTGCCCATTCTTCGATTAATGCCGTTAGCGCTGTAATCATTTGCTATTCTCCTTTTCTCTAACACTATTTAATTTTTCATTGATTTCTTGCTCTTCATCCCATTTTGCTTCCAGGCCCATATAGCCTGACCGCTTGTAGAGTTTCCCGTCTTCCAACTTGTACTGCTTTCCGATAGGTCTATCAGTGCATCCACAAATGATGATCTTTGTCGGACGATCCTCTATGTAAAAAAGGTCATAACCTTCACTTTTCAAATGTTCGATTGCTTCCTCTTGCGTCATACTTTAGCCCCCTTAGTGTCCTGCATTAACCAATTCGATATGATCCGTTGCTATGTCCAGTTGAAACTTCGCATCATGCAGCTCTTGTTTGAGTCCTATGGCTGCATCCTGGTATTCCGCTTGCTGCAGGTTATTCACGCCCATCAGCAATGCGATTAATACGGCAAACAGAATCATGATGACTGATTTCTCGTATTTCATTACAGACCCCGCCTTTCTTTCCCCGTCTGCGACTATTAGAACCTTTTCGACTAAATTATCCATCCTGACATTAAAAGTCGTCAGAATGGAAATATAGCCGTTATTTTTTAAACGATGTCCCCTCTTAATTCTTTCAGCATCCAGATCAATTCATTCAATACCAGGCGCCGCTTCTGAGGTGTGGCTCTATCTGTTAGTTCGATTGTTTTCGCTTTGATCATGCCGTCCAGACCCGCCCGGAGACTCAGTCCGCTTGCTACTGCTCTCATAAGGGCTTGCTTTTCCGTCAGGTTAATATCCAGAAGGTTCTTCGTTTTCAGGTGATTGTATAGCGCCCGATCTTCCGGATAGGAATTTTTCTTAATGGCTCTCATTGCGCTTTGCGTGCTGTCATCGGTGATTTCCATATTAATCTTCATGATGGATTCGCGGCTCTCTCTCATAGGCAGCCACCTTACGCCAAAATCGTGATGTTTTTGACGGCTTCATCACCCTGCTCAACGATCAGGTTATTATGCAAGTACTCAGCTATAGCTGTTTTGGCAGCCGCTCTCCAGATACCGCCATCCGCTTCAAACAATGCGCATCCAGGAGCATCGTTGATTCGGAAGACAAATTTACTTTCCGGTTGGTCCACTTCTTGGAACGTTCTGTACGGCTTCAACGTTACCGGGTTCGGCGCTTTCGCGAGTTGCAGTGTAGACACGCCTGTTTTTATAGTCGTTACCTGAGATATGCCGTTATCGGCTATCTCGGCCCCTTTATCAATCTTGATGGCAGATGCGTAATTAAGCACTACCTCGGAATCCCCATTCGGAATAAAATTCGATTGCATCATGATATTGAATGATTCCACATCCATGAAGTGCTTGTATCTTATTTCAGGCGTGATGGCTTTCGCCACCGCCAGCACCCGGCGTTTACTTTGGTCGTCCAGCTCCGTTTTGACTTCGACGGTATCGTGATCCGTTACGTGAATGAGCAGGTTTTTGTACGTCCCAATTTCATCCAACTGCTTCATGATGTATCCTACCAGACTTGTGAGCGAGGAGAGCTTCAAGGATTCCGGATAGCGGCGCGGATCCAACTCTCGCATATCATGCGCTTTTGCGTCGTACCATTCCTTGCCTTCGTATCCCATTACAATCTTTTCTTGGCCATCCTTCAGTTCGACTGCATAGCTTAATGCTTCTTTTAAGTTTTCCATTTATCTTCACCTATCCCTTATTTGATTTTTCTTGCATTGAAATCGATTACTGCGCCGCCTTCTATTTCATCGACAGGAACGCCAATATCCGTCTTGAGCGTGCTGTCGTTTGCGTCAAAGAACATTTGCCCTGGTGCTCTTGATTTGAGTTCCGCCGCCTGGATGTAACCTGCATCATTTCGGCCGGCCATCATAAGCGTTGATACGCTCTCGGACGGTTGAATCTTGCTCTTGACGGTTACGTTCGTTTCGATTACCTGCCGCGTCGAGTCTGAGGAAAATTCGATATCGATGATTAATTTACGTGTTGGCTTAAATGACGTGTTAACGTCCAGGATGTTGGCAACGATCTTCCGGACTTACTGGTCAATCTTTTCTTGTACTGCTCCATCAGCAAGCTCGCTGATATTAAAATCTATGTTATTCATGCTTTATCCCTCCTAGAATGGTAGATCGTCATCATTGATGTTTATGGATTCACCATGACTGCTGAACGGATCCGGTGTGTTGTTGAATTCGTCAAACGAATTGTATTTATAATTCCCTGTTTTGGATGCATCCACAGATTCATTGCTTTGCTGTTGATTCTGTTGCGGCGGTGCCTGGTTCTGGTAGGTATTCTCCCGCGGCCGCTGCTCAGTGACTTGTTTTGATTCAAGGAGCGTGAAGTTTTCGACGACTACCTCTGTGATGTAGACCCTCACGCCTTGTTGATTATCGTAATTGCGTGTTTGTATTCTTCCGGTTATGCCAACTAATGAGCCTTTTCTGGTGAAATTCGCCATGTTTTCGGCTGATTTTCTCCAAATAACGCAATTTATGAAATCCGACTTTTTCTCACCGCTTTGATCAGTAAAGTTCCGGTTCACCGCCAGTATGAAAGTTCCGACCGCTGTTCCTGATCCGGTGTATTTTAGATCGATGTCCTTAGTCAGACGGCCGACAAGTACGACGTTATTAATCATCCTATTTCCTCCAATTCTGCCCAGAAGCACTTCCCTGAGCTTAACGGGATCTTCTTGTATAACTTCCCTTTATCCAACTTAAACAGGTAAATGGCCCCCAGGAACTCCGCGTAAAGTGTGTACGCCTTGCGGAACAACTTTCTTCTTTCCACTTTTGCTACTGAGTAGCCCAAACCTTCAACGAATACGATTGCTTCACCCAATTTCATTTATCTATCTCCTCTGTATAGTGGATTTGAATTTTTTTCCTAAGCGTTAAAGCATTCCTCTGCATTTGATCTTCTGAAAATTGGAATGTTGTTTTAAATTTTGCGCCGTCTGGATCTATGTACTCGTATAACCAGTAATATTTCAACTCAACGTGTTCCATCATCCGCTTTACCCCATTTCGCCAGTAGCTTTTCAATGTCAGTTGCTGATTTGTTATTCCAACTTATTTCCGGAATGTCGGTGTTTTTGATAATCTCAGCTGGCATGGATTCGATGTCGTTGAAATCTTTTTCCCGATATCCCCAGCATCCATCGTCCATATATTTCTTTGGCTTCATGGAGAAAATGACTAACCAGGCATCCGAATGATTGGCGTTCTCTTCGTCCCGCACTACATAGCGGAATCCTTTTTCATACTTAAACTTCAGCCATGCCATAACCTCATCGCGGCTTTTTTCTCTGAAGAACTCACTTTCACCGATCATCGTTCGCCTCTAATTCTGCAACTCGATGCCGTATTTCCGAGAACAACGCGCCTAGCTTAAACATTGCATCGTTTTCTGATAGCGTGTCCCATTGGTTTAAACACTTTTGAAGGAACTCCTTTTCTGTTTCATCGCCATGAAAGTAAACAAATCCATTCATTTCGCACTCCCCCTTCTTATTTATTGGCGTTTCCAGTTTAAGCTGCGTAGGAATGAGTAAAATTCTTCATCCTCATCCGTTTCGCAAGGCCCATCGTATAGGTCACCAGATTCCGGCTCTTCCAGTTTGTACGGACGCAATCTTGTTGCATCCATTATTTCTATTTCTTCCGGAGTCATAGGACGCCATTTGTAACCTGTATAGATTTGTTTCAAGGCTTATACCTCCTCTTTTTGTCGATATAGTGCTGCAGCTCTCCGATCAGAAGTCCAGCTGTACCGATTGCAGCGATGATGATTAATTCAGCGGTACTCATGTCAAAATATCCATGTTTTCGTAGCAGTATATTCAAACGGTATGCCGATGATGACCTTCACTTCGTTTTTGAAGAATATAATTGCCCGGTTTCTTTCAACTACAATTTCTTCGATGTTTTCGCCTGCGACTTCCCTACCAACTTCATATGTTTCTTTTTTTCCGTTCGGATAATGTACCGTTATTTCTTTTATCATCTGCATCCAGCCTCCTCTTTTTGCTCATCCTTGAAAGGCACGCCGTTTTTGAATGTGTAACCCATCCTTTCGGCCTTCCCCCTCACGCCCGCCTCGCTACGGTCCAGAATGAACGCTATTTCGATAAAGCTGTGGCCCTTCTGCATCATCGTTTCAAGTGTATCTATTTCTCCTGCAGTGTATTTGTTGTGGTTCGGCAGGTAGCTAGGCCGTAATTTGATACCTTCCATGCCAAGCCGCCTTTTGATTGCTCCGTGTGTCCGCTGCAGGATCCTGCTCATCTTCGGATAGGTCATATCCGGCTCTTTGGCCAGACTGATCAGCTTATTGATGTCCCCGGGAGTCCACGGCGTATTATGCGGCTTCGGCACCAGACGCTTCTTGTTAAAATCAGCTATCCTTTTTTCGTTAGCCCAATCAGGCTCAACTCCGAGCGCGTATTTATCGAACCTGGAGAAATCGATCATCTGTCGGTTCTTGTCGGCCCATTCCCAGAAATCCGCATATCCTATGTACAAGACGCGCCGCTCTTTCGCTAGCCGTTTCTTTTTTGCCGGGAAATTATATTTATCAATCCAGTTTGATATTAGGTGATAATCGACCCCGAGCTCCTTCGATAGCCGGCTGATTGTGATGCCGTCCATGTGAGTCAGCGGATCTCCCAGATTCAATAGCCGGGCCTTGTTTACGATTCCGCTATATGTTCTGTCTAGGTTGGATGCGATTCTTTGCGTCGCCATCTTTCCCCAACTTTCTTCTAGGTATTCAAGCTCCCCTTCTGTCCATTTCTTTCCTCTCATGCATCTCACCGCCTTTGCAGGTCTCGAAGCTAACGACCTTTATGTCTTCTTGTTTTGCATATTTCAGTGCCTCAGTCGTGCTGTCGAATATGCCGACAACCTTGTTTCTTATGGAGTCAGTCATGATTACTTTAGCCATTTGCTGCCACCGCCCCTTTATAAAGAGACATGTATTTCCAAGCGAGATTAGCAAGTTCCTCCGAATCCTCAACGGTAGTTGCGAATGGAACTTCTGATTCGTACCTATCCCAGAAATCATTGATTGCTGCTTTGGCTTTTTTCAACTCATCTACGTCCATAACAATTACCCCCTGTATTCCAGTTTCTTGTATTGTTCTTCGTTCATCAGCACTCCCACAACATGATGCCGCCTCATAAATGTTTCTTGCCCGCCGTTGTGCAGCTCTCCATGATGCTTCCGGCACAGGGCCATCATGTTATGTTTTGAGTGGTCCACCTTCCTGCGGTTCCGGCCGAATCCGATTGCATCCACATGATGGACCTCTCCATCTTTCCCGCAGATGACACACTTCCGGATCCACAAGCATTTGATCAGATACGGTTTCATGTCGTCCAGGTAATGCGACGGTGCCTCAGCCAGTCCGATATCATTATCTAAGCAAAAGTCCACTATGTAGCTGATGAACTGACTTGCCAGGGACACAGAACAATTTTTGGCCAACTCCGATGTGCTAAAATATGGCAGCCCTTTGGCGTGGATGAATTCCAGTTTCCGATGTTCCCGCACCTGGTCTATGTTATCTCCTGTGTAGCGTGCAATATCCCGGCACAATGCGTTAATGAACTTCCTTTGCGGCGCGGTGATTACCCGGTTGTCGAATAGTCTGAATTCGCCGAACAGATCGCCATTCGCATCCACCAATTTGTCAAAAAGATATTCTGGTATGGATGCATCCATGCGTATGATCATTTCTGTTTGGCCATAGGCGTTTACCCTTCTGGCCAGAACTTCGGCAAGTCGGTTTACGCTGCCATCATCATTGGTTTGAGTCAGTTTGGATGCATCTTCGGCCATTTCCTTTTCGACTTTGACCAGGATCTTGTCGATGTGCTTTTTCCGTTTACGTTTATTCATCCAACATTCTTCCCGGAGGATTTCAGTTTGGAGATGCGTTCAGCGATTGTTTCGGCCACTTCCGGCGCTACAGGCGTTTCAGTTTCATTACGCGGTTCGTCCACCCAATCAGGCATGACCTCTTTCTTTGGCTGCCTGCCGTGCTGCATTTGTTTCTGATGGCCGACAGATTCGGCTTCCGCATCAGCTATTGTCTTGATGCCTTTTGACGCCCAGGTCTTCATCATCGTTTGGGCATATTTATAAGGAGCGCCGCTGAAGGCCGCTTTCTTTAGAGCCATGATGACAAGCTCCTCGTTCAAATCGTTTATCCAAAACTCCAAATCCTGCATGATGATTGGTGTTGGCATTCCGAAATTTTGTTGAAATAGCAGATGGACGTCGCCGCCGCTTGGTTTTTCTTTCTCTGTCTCTATCTCTATCTTTAACTCTCTCTCTATCTCTATCTCTATCTCTGGTGGATTTTTGTCGGACATTTGTCCACCCTTTTGTCCAGTCTCTTGTCCATCAGAAAGTAGGATAGTTTTCTCTTTTTCGATGCGCGTGCGGTACTCCCGTTTGCGGTCCGCCTCGGTACTAGAACGTCCGATGAATGTCTGGATGTCGCTCATGAACATGACGCCATTCTCAAGCACTTCAATCAGGCCCAGATCATCAAACAATTTCACCGCCCTCTCAACGTCTCCGATACTGTGACGCGTTACCTTCGAAAGCATTTCCGCATTATATGGGATTCGCTCCGTAAGCATCAGTTTGCCTTCGTTCTTTAGGCTCCGGAGGTACAGCTTCAGAAGGATGTTCGAATACTTGTACCCGTCCGGCAGACCTTCCAGCACGATCATGGCGTCGCTATCGAAGAAGTCCGCTTTTAATTTGAGATAGTAATATTTCTTGTTATCGCTCACTTTGCTCACCTGCTGTCTGTGATATAATTGGTGTGTAATTTGTTTTAGTTACAGGCTGATGTTCGCGCATCAGCTTTTTTTGTACCATGATTTAAACCTGCGGTGATACTCGGCTTCCGCATCAGCAAGCTTGATTTTTACTTTCGTATCCAGCAGCGGATAGTGGTCCATTTCCAGGAACGTTCCATCCACCAGATTAACTTGCAGGACAGGAACCGATCTCCCGTCGATTATTTCCCATATACGGGCCAAGTTCGGATCCGATCTACTTTGTTTATTCGAAAGGCCGCGCCGGGCAGATATTTCTGATAATAGATACAGGCTCATCAGACCACCCTTTCCGGAATTTTTAAGTTACCAGTGATTAGTCGCATTTCAAGAACGGTTGCATCCAGATACTGATCATTTATTTCCTTAAGATCCGATTGCTTTTTATTAAGACGACCAGCTGTCAACAGGATCTGCTTCTGCGACCGATACACGTATACCCGGTAACTATCCGTGGCATCGTGCTCAACGATGATCATGGCAAGCAGATTATCCCTAACGAATGCTTTGGCCAGTTTATTTGGGTACCGCTCACTTAGATATGTTTTCATCTTGCTCACTCCTTCCACCTACGTTAGGATCTCCCCAAAACTTCTCGATGCCTCCGATTATTACTCCTTTGGCCTGTTCATCCGTAAGCCCAAGCTTCAAACATTCAGCCCTCAGGTTATTTGCGATCAAAACTGAAACGTATGAGAGTTCTTCAATATTTCCGCTCATGCTTATCCGGTGGTTACCTGTTCCGTAATCAAGTTCGCATTTCACAAAGCTAAATTTCCTCATTCTTTTCACCACCTTTCAGCATCAATGATGCTTGCACTGTTAAATCGATATCGTAACAGCGCTTAACGAAGCCAATGTACGGATAAACAAATTCTGATCTGTCATGTACTTCAGTTCGATCTGACTTCAAACCGTCAAAACAGTCCAGATAGTCATCAACCTTTTCAAGCGAATCTGTTGTGAGCAAAATATTAACGTTTGCGCCCATCCTCATTGCATCCAGGACAGCCTTTTCTTTTTCGTTTACTGTCTCTCTCATGGTTTTATCCCCCTTAAAACATCAGCCCTAATTCAATCCCACCAGCTATGCCGAAGAATAGTAATGCGATACTAACTACAATTGTCGTTCCGATAAAACTCACCAACCTATCCTCAAATTCATCAGTGAATATCTTCATGTGTATTCCTCCTGTGATGCGCCCTGCCCGGCCGTTTCTCAGTTATATTTGGTGTTTTTTTGAATCCATTTCTCCACTGCCTTCTTCGGATAAAGCCGCTCCCCGCCTCGTTCGCAGTATGGGAATCCAGGTTGATATAAGTAATACTTGTCCGCCGTATCAACGGAACAGTTCAGAATTCGCTTGGATACTTCTTTGCGGTTTAGTAGCTCTTCATCGAACAAGCTTTCTTCAACGCTTTCCTTCACGATCGGAAGGGTCACGTCTTGGATTTTTGCAGCCATCCACTGGAAGAATTCCTCTGTGGTTTGGCCATCGAAGTGTATTTCCATGTTGATCACTCCTTTCTGAATACGTCTAAGCTGACTTCCAGCGCATCAGCTATCTTGCACACCAGTTCGAAGCTGGGCTTCTTAATTCGGCCGTGCTTCAAGTCCGATACGGTGCCGGAATGAACCTTCATGCGTTTAGCCAGCTGCTCCTGGTTCAAATTCTTCTCATTCAATATTCTTTCGATGATATCCCACATGCTCGCACCTCCCTAAGTACTATATGTTGTGTCTGATTGTGTTGCATCCCCCATACATATCGTGTATATTATTTATAGGAATCTTTATCGCTTCAAACTAATGCATATTATCTTTAACCTTTTTGAATTCACTTTCTTGTAAAAAAAACGAAAATGAGGTAATTACATGGATTTAAGTACATTTCTCCCAACGTTGGTAACGGCTAGCATCCCTGCAGTCATTGCTTATTTAACAGCTTCCAAACAAGCTAGTTCTAAATTGAAAGAATTAGATAAAAATACAAAATTAGAGCTTGCCAAAATTGAAATTACACATAAATCTGAGTTAGAAAAAATGCAATTAGAATATGAGTTAAAACTAAAAGAACAAGAGAATAATTCTCAAAATGAATTTGCACTTGGTATCTTGTCTGGAAAATTTGATATAAGCGGGATTTCTGAGAGTCTAGATGAATTATCCAAGGTTAGTCAGAAAGCTAACAAATTGAAAACCTCAAATTTTGTAAAGAATAAATAGTGATGCTACACAATTTCTAATTTCTTGTATCTTCCATCTTTTTCACCCATCTAATTCCAAATCCATTAGCGCTATAATCCCGCGTCTTTCAAGCAACTCATGAATGAACAGCCTTCCTTTTTGCGTCCACTTCGTCTGCATCTGCGTATCGGGTTCTCCGTTGCTTCGAATGATATTAATCGTGTTCGACTTGGTGTAACCGTTGTTCATGTGATGTATGTACAGGATCCATTGATTGCCAACCTTACGCTGTACTCGCTCCTCGTGCAGGACTTTGTTTAGCTCCCTGGCTGACAAGCCATAGTCTGCAGCAATCTGCGTCACCGTAAGCAAGCCCTTCGATTGGAGAATTTTGTCCAGATATCCGATTTTCGGTTCATACTCTGCAATGAGTTGCGCCTGCACTTCAGCTGTTTCAATCAGCTTCTGCTTTTCTTTCTGCTCCTCAATCCATGCCTGGGCTCTCGCAATCGGATCTTCAATCATATATGAGTTTTTCGGCTGTGCTGTTTCCATTTCATTGAATTTCTTGACGTATCTCGCAGTGAACAGCACGCCCTTCTTGCCAGTGAGCTTATTGGCCACCATCTCGCACCCTTGTTTCGTGATTAGGTAGCAAGGACGCGGCTGATTATTCAAATCATGATAAGTGGATTCTATGAAGAAATCGCCCGACGCAATTTTGCTTTCGGCTAAATAACTGATGTATGTACGAATATCTCTAAGTAATTCTGTATGTCTTTTTTCAACCATTGTTGCGACTTCCTTTGAATCAATCGCTGCAGCTTTATTTAATAGTTGTAAATCATTCATTTTGGTCCCTTCTTTCTTTTTTTTGATCCCTTTGAGATAATGGCTCAAAGGAGGTGAAAAAATGGCAAATTATTATACTGGGTTTATTTGTAATAATGGGCATGTGCGTTCTTCTTATGGTGAATGCAGCGAAACATTTTGCCCGGAGTGCGGATCTGAAGTGCTCCATCAATGTCCAAGCTGCAACACCTTAATTCGTGGAATTAAGAATGATGATTTTTCGTCTTTTTACAAGTACAAACGCCCAAATTATTGTTTTAAATGCTCCAAACCTTTACCTTGGACAGAGAAGATTCTGGAAAATTCAGTTGAGTTATTATCTTTAGATACACAACTTGACAGCGAAACAAAGGCTCTTATTAAAAACGCACTTCCAGATTTATTAGTTGAAACACCAACAACAAATGTCGCAATCGCAAAATACCAGACGTATATGAGTGGGGCTTCTAAAATTGTGAAAGACGGAATGAGAAATTTACTTGTTGATGTACTCAGCGAAACGGTTAAAAAGTCTCTTTTTGGTTAGGCCTTCCGCACCATTGGCAATAATTGTCCGACGTTTCGATGACACCACCACAGAAGTTGCACCTTTTGTGGTGGTGCTTTTTGGTTATTAACAAATAAAGTTTGATCAGATGTTTCCTTAGTTCTTTTAGCAATCTATCTTCCTCCTATGCTGATCTTCGTTCATGCTATTGCTCCTCTCTTTTGTCACCATTTTGGTGCTTCTTAGGAAAAAAAATAGAGTCTATACTTTTATCTAAAAGCTTCGACAGTGCGAACATCTCGTCTTGAGTAAATTCGCTTTTCCCTTTTTCCTTATTACGATAGGACAATGTTGATATTCCAAGGTATTTTGCTATTTCTTCTTGGGTCATCCTCAATTTGTCCTTTCTCATCGCGTATAGCCTCGATTGCATTTATCTCACCTCCATGACCAAATATTAGCACCATTTCGGTTACATGTAAATAGTTTTTTATCTAAAAAGACAAAAATGTTTCCAAAACGGTGATTAAATGATATTCTTAAATCATCAAAAATTAATTTTATGGAGGTGAGCAAATGGAACTGAATAAGTTTATCGGTGGACGGATTAAACATTTTCGAGAATCTAGAAATATGACTCAAGATGAATTGGCCGAGATGTTAAGAACTACGCGGCAATCTATAAGTAGATACGAAAATGGCGAACGAAAAGCGAATCAGGATTTATTATTCGAACTTGCATCCATATTCAAAGTTTCGTTAGATGATTTTTTTCCAGCAAGAAACTTGTATGAACAAACAAACATAACTAAAGTCACTCCGGAGAATATGGTCGCAATACCAGTTATCGGTACAATCGCATGCGGTGATCCAATATTGGCCGACGAAAATATCATAGGGTATCGGTATCATTTGAAGGACAGGCTACCAAAAGGACAGACGTTCTACTTAACAGCCAAAGGAGATAGCATGGAGCCAAAGATTCCGGATGGATCAGATGTATTGATAAGAATGCAAGATGATGTCGAGGACGGAGAAATAGCTGCCGTTTTGGTTAATGGAGATTGCGAAGCCACGCTTAAACGCGTTAAAAAACAAGGTAACATCGTTATGTTGATAGCTGAGAATAGCGCATATGCGCCGTATATCATAACAAAGGAAAATCCTGCAAAAATTCTTGGAAAAGCTGTTGGTGTGAGTTTTGATTTATGATGGTCAAACACACATAAATATACTTTGGAGGTCATTGAATGAGTAAATTGAGGAAATTAGCATTATTAGGGATTGCTTCTTTGGGATTGGCTGCTTGCGGATCAGAGAATGTTGCAGAGGATAATCAAGAACAAGCATCTTCTTCAACTTCCGTCGCTTCGGAAAGTTCCGCTGTCGCCGAAAGTACAAGCGAAATCGACCCGATGTTAGTTACCAACGGGCCAATGATGAAGGTTGGGCAATATGTGAATGACCCTGCCTATGGAAAGCTTTCTTTGGCTAAGATTACAATTCCAGAAATAAGGTCAGAGGTGTCCAGCGGAATATTTTTAACAATCCACTCAGTAAAACTTATTAATTTCGAAAATATACCTGATAGCAGCGCCTATGATGCAAGTACCTACATAGGAATTAGCGGCAAACAAGGATATGACCTTCAGGTTGTTTATACGGTGGAAAATGAGACAGACAGTAAAATTGGCCATACGCCTTTAAGCAAACTAGTTTTATCTGACGGTGAACAAATAACGAGGGGAATTTTCGTGGATGAAACGATGTCATTAGAGCCTCATAGCAAAGCATCTAATCAAATCGCTCATGTAGCAATACCAAGCCAAGATATTACTTCTGTCTCACTGTATCTGGAACCAACCTACGAATCACCGTATGTGAACATCGATGCAATACCGGTTGACGTGGCTTTTTAAAACAAAAAAAACCCCACTCCCCTACTTTGGACGTCAATGGAGTGAGAGAGGTCAATTAATTGGAGGAAAAGAATGAAGTCACTAACCGTAAGAACCTGTGTAAATTTCTCAATTACCGAAAATTTACCATTAATCAAAGCCGGACAGCCTGTTGGTAATATAGCCCCAACAGGTAGAAGTTTTGATTTGGGTGGACGAATTTATAATGTTTACACATGTAATTACTATGTAACCATTAATGATACTATAATGATTGAAGATAGAATTGAGGGAGGATTTACGACAGTAGAACATTATAAAAAATCCACTTCCTTTGAAGCATACTATTCTGCAAACGACCAATTGCTTTTTGTAGAAGCACCAACAGCAATCGCAAAAACATTTTTGAGCTTACTACAAAGTCAATACCGAGAAAAGGTAAACACAATAGTCTATGATTTTGACTTTGGGAAAATTGGTGAATATAAAAATAATGCAAAAGCTATTTTCTTTGCAGTTAATGATGATTCAATTGACAACAAAGTATTTTGGGGAAATGGTGTAGATCAAGATACCGAGGCCATAGCAGCGATAGACAATTCTCAAGCAACATATCTTTTGGTTGAAATGGATATAATTCAAAGAGCGCGAACAATTGGTTTTTCTAAAAAAGGTGCAGTTGTAATATACAATGTACCAAATGATTTAAATTTAGAAAACCCTTATTTACAATTAGCCTATAATGCTATACAGTTGGTTTCAATTTAAATTCTATTGAAGATAGAGCTATATAATCTTTAAGAATTTTAGCCAACGTGTCTTTTCCCTCAGTATGAATTTCCAACTTTTTATTGTAAATGTGGATTTGGGCATCCTCCTCTTGAAATTTCAGCTCAAATTTAATGCTTTCAGGCTTTCCTAAGTGTTTAATAGTAAGTCTGTAAAAGGGGTTAAATTTTGAAAAAATAATTTCTACAGAATATAAAGGGTTCGTACGTTTTGTATTTGGATTTGGGTAAAAAACGAATTTTTTAGAGAAAATTTCAATAAAAGAAAGAAAATTCACATGTTCTTTCTTTGAGTCGTTATAAGAACTTGTCGAACTATATTTTAATCTCAGTTGTTTATAATCAGTCCGTATATCCAAAAATAAGTCAATATTTCTTTCATAGCCTAAGTAATCAAACCCGAAAGAAGCGTTATTTTCGTGAATAACAAGTTTTGTTATCTTAGAACCTTTGAATGAGTTTTTCAAATCACTAGTAAATTCTTTAACCATGACTCTAAAGTCAAAATCTGTATTAGTTAAAAATTTACATGATCCTGTCCAAGAAACTGTCTCACCCTGAAACCATGCAAGAATTTTATGCCAGAGAATAAAAGCAACATCCCAATTATTATAAATAAATTGAACGTATGAAGTTACTATACCAAAAATTGGTACTGCTAAAGTTAGCCATAGTGGAAATTTCTCTGTATCAGTAAATATTAGGGAAATTGCTATAATCATACCCACAGTAGCAGTTATTAGACTAGCTACTTTTATCTTTGTCATAAGAAATACCCCCTTCTAAAAAACACCACTCTCCCCGACCAAGACGAAAGTGGTGTTTATCGAAAAAGCGCCTTGATTCAAGGTCTTTTTGTGTACAGTCATTTTAACACATGAAAGGAGTTGGTGCCAGATTTCCTTATGCAGCGCCCTGCCCGGCAAGCGGAAGGAGAAACTACAATGACAAAAAGAATAAAGACAAATTACCCGAACATATACAAGTACGAAACGAAAAAAGGAATACGATATCAGGTGCGGCGCTCGTATGTGATCAATGGCGTTCCTGGTGAATTCGATAAATCCGGATTCAAAACGATAATGGCCGCCCGTGCAAAGTTACGAGAGATCGAAGAATTCATTGAGAAAGAAGAATTCGGAATGCTCAGCAATCCCAATATCACACTGGACGAATACTATCAGAAATATAAAGAAAAGCGGGTCGCCCGAAAAGAATGGACGGCCGACTCTCTTTCCAGCCTCGACAACCACTTCCGGAATCATCTGTCGAACCGCTTTGGCCAGACACCCCTGAAAAAAATCGATCGGCACAGCTATGAACTCTATCTGAATGAGATGCTGCACGATGAAGAGCTTGCTGAAGAATCCGTCAAGACCTATCACCATCTGATGTGCGCGATTCTGAATGATGCCGTGCGTTGTGGCATCCTGGAGCGCAACCGGCTCTCTTACGTAAAGATTCGCAAGGAAGGCGCCAAGCCGAAAACGAAGAACATCGATATCGCGAACTACAATCTGTTTATGGATAAAGCGAAAGAAATTCTGACGAAACAGAATTATGCGATGCTCTACCTCACGACTTTTGGCCTAAGACGCGGTGAAATCATGGGACTGACACAAAAGAACGTGGTTTTCCGGCCAGATGGGACGTTCATCAGGGTTTTACTAACCCGCACGTTAAAACGCCCTGACGGGAAAGGAACGAAGACTCCGAGCAGTGAACGCATGATCGCTTTGAACGAGGAAGCGGCCGCTCTTCTGGAATACTGCATCCAGGAAGCACGAGATATCAAGGCGGACTTCGGACAGATCCTGAATCAAGATGATTTTATCTTCTTGAATCCGCAACGAGGCGTCCCCTTCTGCGTTACCCACTTGAACCGCATTATGTCATGCGTCTCTGAAGAAAGCGGCGTGAAGGCAAGCCCACATATGATGCGGCATACCTTTACCACACAAGCGTCCCTAGCAGGCGTGAACGGAAGAGCATTGGCGGATTACCTTGGACACAAAAAAACCTCCATGACGGATCATTATACTCACGCCACAGAGGAAGGTAGCCAAAAGGTCATTCAGATCGCAAGTACCCGGATGCATGGCTAG